TCTGTTCAGCAATCCGATACCATGTCTGGCGGGTCACGCCAAGCTGTTTGGCAGCGTCCGTGACCGTGAGAATGCGCTTCTCCACCTGTTCATGGAGAACATCAAAGAGGTTGCGGTCATACTCGGTGGGCTTGCGGCCTTTATAAATGCCTTTCTGCTTTGCCACTTCGATGCCCTCTTTCTGGCGGTCGAGCATATTCTGTCGTTCAAATTCGTTGATGGCTGCAATCATCGTCAGCATCAGTTTACCTGTGGGAGTGCCTGTATCTAGGTTCTCTTTATCACTGGCAAGGTGTACGCCGTTAGCTTGCAGCGTTTCAACCATTTCAAGCAAGTCCTTTGTGCTACGAGCAAGGCGGCTGAAATCGTGGATAAACACGGTATCGCCCAGCTGAACCGATTTAAGCATCTTTTGCAACTCTGGTCTATCCATATTCTTGCCAGAGACCTTCTCGATAAACCAACGGTCAATGTTATGCCGCTTCAACGCTTCTACCTGTCGTGCTTCATTCTGTTCGACAGTAGATACACGAACATACGCTACGTTCATTCAGAATCACTGCCCTTTTCAATTACAGTACCTTCAACAAGGTATTTCCCAGCTCCAACGGTTCCAACATCAGGCTCAATAACAATACGATAATTCAACGCTTTCAAGAACCTAAACAAAGTAGAAAGTTTCATGTTATCATCTTGAAGTCTACGGTAAACAGCCTGATTAGAATTGTAATCAACGCTATCCGCCAACTGAACCATGCTTACACGCTGGTTCTTCATAATGTCTTTTACAATTTCGGATCCATTCGTTGATATCTTCACAGGCTTCTTCTTTTCCGCTTCATTTTTTCGCATTGTCATTTTCCTGTCCTCTCTTTCTGCTACAATTATAAACGCTTCCGTTCACATTGTCAAGAGCTTTTTCAATTTTACTATCACCAAGTCCAGATATTTCTGACGTCTCACTTATGTGACCGAATTATATTTACAGAATGTATATATTTTATAAAAAGAACGATACTTCGTAATGTGAAAAATCTGTTTGTAAACTTATTTATTTACATTCCGGGAGTGAACCACTATCAAATATCACACATCTGTGACATAAATTCAGATATATCTGATGAAAATTATACAAATTGGGCTGTTGACAACTATATACCAAGCGTCTATAATCTAAGACAGCAGAACACACGATGAATCAGCCAACAACGGTAGATTTATCCTTTGTGGCATAAAAAAATAGGCCGTCAGCCCCACAGACCAAAGTAGCACTGACGACCTATTCCACCACAAAACAGAAGCTGCGCAACCAAGGGCGCAGTCTCGGTTTCTGTCAATTATTATAGCAGAAGCAAGCAACTTCTGCAATAGAAAGGAGCAAAAAACATGAACTTTCCTACGACAACCGAAGAATTTCTGAAAACACTCGCACACGGCAAAGAGCCGACCAGCGAGGACAGGGAGTACGCAGAAGCGCTGGGTAAGCTGTCCGAACTGAACTACCGAGCAGGGTACGAAGCGGGACGTAAAGAAAAGTAACATAATTTCGGCAATTCGTATGTATTATAAATTACATCGTAAAATTGTTTGAAATTATTTACTTCACAAGGAAAAGTGGTATAATATAATTACGCCGAAAGGAGGTGAATGAGTATGACGTACAACAACCCGAATGGTGCACAGTGCAACGCCAACGTCAGCAAGGAAATGCTGGCAGAGATCAATCACTACTGCACCGTATGCGACCTTAATCGAAGTCAGTTTATGCGCAGAGCCATTTCAGAGTATCTGCAAAATCATCCGCTGCCCGATGAAAAAGAATAAGACGCTCGCTAAAGTTTGCAGACCGGAGCGAGCGTCTTATGAAACACTCAGAGAGTATAGACCCTCTTTGGGTTATTATACCAGAGATGGCCTACTCTCGCAAGATAGAAAGGTCAAATTTCTATGAATAATAATCTTGAAACCATCCGAATCTTCTCCGAAGATGTTATTCCCGTGTACGACACCGACACTGGCGAAAAGGTAGTGCTGGGTAGGGAACTGCACGAAAAGCTCAAAATCAAGACCCCTTATCACATCTGGTTTCCCCGTATGGTGGAATACGGGTTTGTCGATGGCACGGACTATTTCACGGAGAACAAAAATGTTCACCGTGAAGATGGGCGTAAAATGCCACAGGTTCAAATCGACCACATCATCAAGCTGGACATGGCAAAGCACATTGCAATGATTCAGCGGACACCTGAGGGCATGGAGATTCGCCAGAAGCTGATTGACCTTGAGAAGAACGCGGCAGTCAACCAGTTCGCAGGGCTTTCTAAGGAACTGCAAGCAATTCTTATGATTGACCAGCGCACCATGAAGCAGGAGCAGCGCATTTCTGCTCTTGAGAACACTATGACCATCGACTACAACCAGCAGCGTGTGTTAAAGCGTGTTGTGAACACAGTGGTTATCAACGCTCTGGGCGGCATGGACAGCCCGGCCTACAAGAGCCGCAGCGTCTCTCAGAAGCTGTTCATGGAATGCAACCGGGACATTCAGGACTGGTTCAACGTGAACAGTCGGAACAACGTGCCGAAGAAGCGGTTCGATGAAGCTGTCGAGTACATCAAGAAGTGGAGACCGTGCGCGAACTCTGTTATGTTGGTTCAGGTCACGAACGGCCAGCCCCAGATGTCCATGTGAAAGGAGAACGGATATGATTAACGGCGATAAGTACGAAAATCTTGACGAATACATCAGCGACACTCTGGAAAATATGGAGTGGCTTTGGAGAACGCCTGACGTTGGAGAAACCTACAACGGGCGAGTGATCGCTTGCAACGGCAAAGAGGTTGCGTGCGGCTATCTCTCCTACGAAGCAGACGAATACGGTGATTTGAGACCGTACCTGTGCGACAACGGCAAGATTGTCATGCATGACATTAACGATTGGATGCCGATGCCGAACGTGACCAGCGCATTGAAGAAGTAAACAGCCAATAAGAAAAGCCAGTGGTTAGAGAGCATCTAGCCGCTGGCTTTTTGTGTTATATGTTAATCTTGAATGGCAACCACTTCATAAGAGCTGTAGCCTGTGAATCCGCTTAACGGATGAAGCTCAAATGATGCTGTTTGCCCCGAAGCAAGGCCGTCCATGATGTAAGTATACTCACCGCCAACAGGAACTTCATTGCCTTCGGTGTCTTTCATTTTGTAAAGGACAACGACCTTGACTGCATTGCTTGTAAACTGGCTGTTGTTCGTAACCTGTCCAGTGAATCGCAAATCATAGCCAGAGCCACGCTTAGAAACATTCGTGACGGCCAGTTCACCAGCACGGATAATCTGATTGGAAGGACTTGCTTCGTGAACGTTCCAGTCCTCTGCGCTTGTCGTATACTCAATTCTTGTCGGCTTAACGCCATCAGAGTCAAAAGCGATATAATCGCCATACCAATAAGAATCACCTTCGCCAACCCAGTCCAGCGTTTCAGAACCGGTCTTTAAGACGGAGCCATCTTCGCCGTATACCGTAACATTCAGCGAAACAAAATCGACCGCCCAATCGGTGTTTGGATTCTCAACCAATACAGCGTAGAACACATAGTATCTCGTTTTGCCGTATTCGTACTTGGTTTCAAGATGGCTATGGGATTCTTTGATTGTTATGGGGTGTACCTGCGTTGCATTGATTTCTTCCAGCTCAATAGGAGCAGACCATTCATCAGGCTTTGCAGTTGCCATTGCGCTAATAGGCATAGCAAGCATCATAGCCGCCGCCAGAGCCGCCGCAATGATTCTCTTTCTCATTTTTTATTTCTTCCTTTCTTTGGCGTGTTGCCTTTATCTGATTATAGCACAGTCTAGGCTCCGAAAGGGGCCTTTTTGTATTTTTTGGAATTTTTGGAGACTTGCACAATTGGATGGGTTTTGGTTTGTGAAGAAGGGGTGGGTGTTGGTAAGGGGAACCCCGAAAACGCCTTTTTTATTTTGGTCGGAGGAGACGGGACTCACCGCCCCCACCCGGGCCTCCGGCCCTATTCCCCCCGGGTGACCCCAGCGCACCCGGAACGGTTACACAGCACACAGGCAGCAGGGCAGACCACGCAAGGCACGACACACACGCCCGGACGATCGGACAGGGTGCAGGGCGCTGGACTGCCTGCGCAATGTGTCCGATAGGGCACGCCCAAACAGACAGAAAAAAAATAAACTTTTCCGTTTATTTTTTTGTCCAAAAGCCTTGACAAAATGAACGGAAACGTTTATACTATAGAAAGTGAACGGAAACGTTCATACACCACCACAAAACAGGAGGACAAAAACCATGAAAAAGACCGTTGATATTATGGACTACTGCAACAAGCTGTTTGCCGCTGACCTTTTCGCGGGTGTCGTGCTGGAAGAGGACTTTGACACGGGTTGCGACTACACATGGAGCGCAGCCGGTGACGACTGGGCGGACAAGTTCCGCGCTGAGCTTAACGGCTACATCTCCGCCGAATGCTGTGCAGAGCGTGCCGCCGACTACCGCAAGGCCCTTGCCATCCTCGATGAGATGGAGCAGGCAGCAGCAGAGCAGAACAACGCCCCTGCCGCCCCCGACTACGCCGCACTTGCCGATGCCATCCGCGCCAAACTCAACGCCCGCCACGACCGCAGCGCGTGGAGCAAGGCCGTCACGTTGTACGCTCTCGACCTGCTGGAGGATGTGCAGGAGGGTGCGGACAACATGGAGCGCCTGCCCCTTGACGGTGCAGAACTCGAACAATGGGCGCTTAACGGTGCAAGCTGCTGGGAGCAGTACAGTAACGGCGGTTGCTCCATCTGCTATAACGCTGATATTGCCGCCCGCGTCTGCACCCCGTCCGAACTCAAGCGCACCGACGGTGGTATGAACAACCCCAACAGCCGGGAGACGTGGCTTGACGTGCAAGCCCGCGCACTGTACCAGGCTTGCAACCGTATCCGCACCATCTGCCGCACCAACGGTCTGTATTGCAAGGGGGTGCAATAATATGTTTGGACTTGATGCAAGCCAATTGGCTGGCCTCTGGTACATCGGCGGCATAGCATCCGGCTTTCTTCTCTGTCTGGTCTGGCTCAACAATCGGGCGGAGCAGTAAGGAGGCAAGACAATGACAAAAGCATTTCGTGCAAAGCTGCTTAAAGCTGGCGCATTAGATACTGCAAAATATCGGTATGCTGTATATCATGGCCACGCCTACGACGTTATCAAACGAATTAAAAAAACCGAAATCCGGTCTTGGAACGCCGAAAACGACGAATATTGGGAATCTGTAGAATACATTTGCTATTAAATGAGGTGTAAAAATGACAACGTTTGAAGAAAAGGTGAACGCATACCGCGAAAACAAGCGGTTAATTGAAGAGCTCGAAGCAATGAATGACGCTGTAAAGGCTGAAATCATCGACATGATGCACGGCGCACCGGAAATGGTGCAGGGCACTGCAAAGGCCATTTATAAGGACGTGCAGAGCGTCCGGCTTGACAGCAAGCTTCTCAAGACGCTGCACCCGGATGTATACGCAGAGTGTAGCAGCAAAACCAGTTACAAGCGGTTTAGCGTGGTATAAAGGGGATAAATAAATGTATACGATTTTTTACGGTATCGGTTTCACCGCTGCTAATGGCGGTTTTTATGGGCATAAATGGATAGCTGAGGAGCTAACCAGCATTGCAAACGGCGATTATGGCGAAAAAATGACCGAAAAAGAAATACAAGCCATGTGCAATGACATCAACGCACACGGCGGACACAACGGGTTTAAAGTTTGGGCGGAGGTAAACGCAAAATGATATTATCTTGTATCTTGTTTTTCTTCTGGTTTTTCTCTGCTCTGTTCAAAGCGTCCAAATAAAAAGCACTCCACCCGGTCAGAAATGGCCGGGCTTTTTCTTTTGCCTTGCATCTGCTGAGGGTGCAGGGCTTTTATTTTGCCCTGCTACAATACTGCAAAATACAAGCGTTTACAGCGCGTTTTGCATCGTCAATGCAACTATACCGCCAACGACACAAAACAGCGCACAAGGCTTTACAGGTGTTTTTCCTGCTATTTGACCCATTCAACCGCTCACGATACCAGACCGACACAAGCGGATATAATACCGCCTGCGCCACGCCGGACGCTGCACAAGTCAGCGCAGCCGCCCTATTATAATAAGGTATATAAGGGTGCAGCCCTGTTATGGATCCATGCTAGACGGTGCAGCAGACCGCAGACCGTGCAAGCCCAGCCGGGTAGTCCAGCGGCAGCGGCGCGGAACCATTGACGGCTGCCGCCGTATCTCTTTTCGGGCTTTCGCCCGATAGCCAATAGAGGTCAGCAATAGTCGTAGCGTTCCGGCTGGAATAGTCGTAACAGCTTTTGGAATAGTCGTAGCCAATAGTCGTAATTTCTCCGATAAAATAGTCGTGGAATAGTCGTAAAGTCATCAGATGACTAGCTTTTGAAAGTCCTATATATAGTATAGTAGCGAGCAGTCCGCCGATAGTCGTAGAGTAATAGTTGTAGCATTTTCTTGCGAATCATCGTCAAATAGTCGTGTATTTTTTGTGAGAAATAGTCATTCGCCTTTTAGAGAAAAAGAGGTGCGATAGTCGCTAAGTCATCCGACCACTCCCAAAATCACCTCTCGTTCCAATTTCGCATAATATATTCCTCCGCTAGTTATATCTATTTCGTATAATAGCTGTACTTATTATAGTATACAGATATAGTTACTCCCGATAACCACGGATTATTTCGTATAATAACTCGTACCGTCCAATTCGATCTGTTCCTGCTCGATTTAATTCCCAGTAACGCACTATGGTATGTCATTAAATCCATAGTATTCTGCTATGAATAGTATATGCAACATTTCTACATATTCAACCAACTACAAAATGAGGTCAATTCTCCATGTGAAATAGTCGTAGTGACTGCCGGATTAGATGCTGTTACCGTTAGAGGTCACCCGGTCGGCGCGGTGCGCCGGACGATAGAGGGTGACGTAACGTAGAGGTTAGCTAGACGGTCTGCCTATATTCAGCCAATAAGAGCCTGACGGCAGATGCTGGTTACGGTTTGCTCTTCTGACTAACGGTATGGCTTTAGAGATAGAGGGTTGTAGGGAGAAAGAACCTTTGCGAAAGCATTTGGTTGTAATTTTCAGTTGTCGCAGTTGTCGCACCATTTTTGCGTGGGGGCCTCAAACAATTTATTTGTTTGAGGGGGGAGTTAGGGGGATTATAGGGGGTAATAGGGGTTGTAGGGGAAAGAGGGGGAAGAAAGGGGGGAAGATTGGTATACCATGATACCAACGCATACCATTCGTATCAACTGGTACGATTCGTATCGCTTGGTATGCAATAATCGCATCCGTTTCGTTTCATGCACTCTGCTTTCGCCTGGTTCTCCCATTGATCGAGACGGTTCCTACTCAAAATCAGACCTTGCCGTTTTCTCTCGATAAATAACAGGCGAAAAAAGCACGGAATAGTCGCAGAGGGTAGTTTTACCGCCTGATACCATTCCATGCTTTCTGATACAATAGTTCTGTAGCCGCACGAGCTGAGATTAGATATTCTTACTCTCTCTTGCCTTACGCAGACGCTCTGCCAATGCTTCACGCTGTTCTTCGCTGATCTCACGAGTGACAGGCGACCGGAACTTCACAAGACGTTTCGGCATCGAATAGGTCTTGGATTCCTTGCACCGCTTGGCAGACAGCTCCGCCATAAACTTGTATGTGTCTGGGAACTGCTCACAGAGCTTGTCCAGCTTGCGAATGTAAACCGGGTCTGCCGTGTAGATTTCTGCGGTATCTTCCGCTGCGTTGAAGTTGATGATAGTCTCACGTTCGATGTTGGTAAGTGCCATAGTCGTTTTCTCCTTTTCGTTATTTTTGGTTGATTTTCTTTTTTGGGCAAGTTTCCGGCAAATAGTCCATGCAAGCTCGGCATGAAATGGTCTTTCGGCAAATCATTCGTTCTGCTCGTTCTTTCTCTTTTTGTTCGCGTCTTTGGCACTCTCGCTTGTATTCTTCTTCGTGCCGTCTGTGTGCATTGGCAATGATGATAGCATGGACAGCTGCCATGTTTGGAACCATAGTCTTTTCCTCCTGTATTTTGTGTAGTGGAAAATATTTATAGGGTTCAGACGGTAACTTTATCGCCCAGACCCTGTTATCTGTTTTTCTTGCCTATTCTACTGTGACGATACAAGCGAAGAAACGATGCTAAGCTACTATCACTCAATCGCTTCGTATGTTTTCTCGAAAATGTCAGGTTTACACGGGTAGATTTCGCCATTTACGCCACGAATGATATAATCGCCAGTCCTCGCAACCATAGTCCCTTCAAGCGTTTTAATCTCGCACCACGCAGGGTCATTGTGAAATTTTCCAAAGTCATGCGTGATAATATCATTGCTAATTACTGCATCCCAGAACCAATCTTCTTCAACAAGGCCTCGTGCATTGAGCTTGAATGCTTCGATAACAACTGGCTTCTTGCGGTATTTCATGTTTATTCTCCTCTCGTTACATCCACACGCATTCTTTGAACTGCTGCGTTTCCATCTGGAACGTGATGTCCAGTGACCCCACGTTGCCCTCTTTGTTCTTCTCAAGCGCAAAGTGGTAATGCTCTTCTGGTCTCTTTTGTGTTTTTACTTTCTGTGCCAGCAGGATGATTGCATCTGCGTCCTGCTCAATTTGCCCGGATTCTCGCAGGTCTGCTGCAGTTGGTGGGATACCCGCTCTTGCGGTCTCTCGATTGAGCTGTGCAAGTGCTACCACCAGCGTTCCTGTGGACTGTGCGAACTCATGCAATGCCATGCTAATTTCTGTGACGGCACTGTATCGGTCTTTCGCTCCGGCTTGATGGATAAGCTGCAAATAGTCGATGAACACTACTTTGGCTTGCATCCTGATGGACTGTGTTCTAATCCACCCAACGCTCTTGCCAGCGGCAGAGCGGACGAACAGCGGATATTTTTTGATAGCTGCCAGTCGGTCAAGCTCGTTAATGCTGACGGTTTTGTTCTTGACCGTGTGCAGCGGTACGCCCAGCTGGTTTGCGATGATACGAGCATAGAGGGTATCCGGGTCAGTCTCTAGGCTAAAATACGCCACCTTGCGTCCGTTCTTGGCTATCTCACAGGCTAGTTGCAGAGACAATGCAGTCTTACCAGCAGACGGTCTTCCGCCAATCACAACGAAGTTGCCCGGCACAAGATGCAAATTGTTATCCAGCACTCTAAGCCCTGTGCTGATATACTCCGGCTTATCATCCAGCTTGCGGATGTAGTTATCTATACCATCGCACATCGGAATGAAATCGCTTCTCTCGCTGTGCAGATTGATTGCTTCACCTAGCTGCTCATAGATACCTGTCAGGTCTGCGTATCTGGTCGAGCCGTCAACGATCTGGAACGCAAACCCTCTGGCTCTGGCTAGTGCTGCCTGTTCCTTGACGATTCTAGCCCATCCCTGCATCATGTCGTGGGTGACGTTGCGGATGAACTCTGCACCAAAGGCATCCAAGCATTCGCCCATAGTCTTCTTGCACTTGTCGTCGTACTGGCCCATGACTTCTACCGGGTTCCACTTGTCGTTGTGTTCCCAATAGCCACGAATAGCAGCGAACGTATTGCGCAGCTCTTCGCAAAAGTCGTCTATCTCAAGGTCTTGCAGCACATCGGCATACTCCGAGAACGTGAGGACTGCACCCAGCAAGATGTATTGGGTCTGATTTTCAATATTCACCGTAGAAAGTCTCCCTCGTCAGGCAATTCAGCCATTGTCTGCTGATAGCCACCGTTCCAGTCCTTTACGTTACGCATCCAGTTCCGTGCAGCAGCTTTCCAGTCTTTCATGGGCGATTTGCCAACCTTCCAGCCATTTGCCGTGAAATGGTCAACAAACCGCTCTGCTTCTGATTCCATGTAGCCCTTCTCGGCGAAGTATTCTTTGGCTTGTTCGATAGTTGGAGCTTTGAAGCGTTTTACTTCGTTGGCATTTTTCTTTTCACATTTTTCTTTTTTATCAGATACAGAATCAGATACAGATAAGGCATCGTTTGCATCCATTTGCATATTTTGCATACCAGTGTATGCGTTTGCATCATTGGTATGCGTTTGTATGCACTTGCATTTTTCATCGTTCCAACGCTTATTTGCACTCAGTCTGTTTTTCTCAATTCGCTCCTGTCTTTTCTGTGCATTCATATCATCAAACGCCTTAACGACTTTCCAGAGCATCCGCATAGCACGGTCGTTGTCGTATGCTGGCTCAATCCCAGTCTCAATATACTGTGCATAGTTGCGGACGAATGCTCCAAATTCCTCATTCGTAAGCTCGTCCATCGCATGGACGTGTTCCAGCAAAAGAATCATTGATGTTCTCGGCTTGTGTTCCTGCTCCATACTTAATCCTCTTTGTAGCGTTTGTTCCATGCTTCGATAGCGTCTTTACGTCCATCGTGGATAATTTCAATCTCCCCACTATCGTTCATTTTGAACTCGATTTGATAGCATCTATCAGGAATTGTGGCTTTGCATTTAGAGCATCGGATATTAAATTCATACCCTCGCAGAAGGTTGCATGAAGATGCGGTATTAACGGAAAATACAGCTTTTCCACCGCAAAACGGGCATCTCTTAAGTTCTTCCATTTTTAATTCTCCTTAAAACAGGTGCTCAGCGTCAGACTCACGCAGCCAACCTTCGCCCGGAATGTTGACTATCTCATAATACTGCCGCGCAACGTAGATTGTTTTCTGCCCGTCCTCAGCAATCAGACCGACAATCAGATAGTTGCCAGCAGCCATAAAGAACCAAGGGTTGCTCTTATAGGTCTCGCCCTTCATCCAGTTCTTCATTCTATTCACGGCTTTTTCAATATCCTTGTCGGGGCAGTCTGAGTTGTCGTATGCAAAGAAATCCTCAGGAAATTTAAGCTTTTTCACTTTCTGAACCCCTCTCTCGTTCTGATAGTTGACCTGAATCCGTCACAAGGTTTCTTGCCTCTGCCGTAAATCGGGCGTGTGTGCTTTGGCTTTCTTTTGTCTTTCGGATTGTAGCATCCTGATTGCGTCTCGCACTGCTTAACTGCTTTTGCAAATTTTTCAAGTTCATTGCAGAACTTGTCAGCTGCTTCCGTAAACGCTTTAAAAAAATCATTGAGTTCGCCACTCATATCATTCCTCCGGCGCATAAATGCGCATCCAATGCGTCACCGTCACATCTTTCGGCAGTCTCTCGCCTATCTCATCCCAGAATTGACCATCTGCGTAGCAGCCGAGAAAGTACGCTGTCGGCGAGAATCCTTGCAACATTTTTCCATCTTTATCACGCCACGTTGTCTTAGTAGCAAGCAACAAAGGCTGTGTCCGCTCTCGTGGCGGTTCGCTTGCTGGATGCCAAAGGGTGTTAGCCATTGTTACACCCCGCAGTGGCAAAAACGACTACATATCCAATTAAGAAAATAGCAACATTGATAACCGCACAAGCAACAACCTTGATAACGGTGCTATCAATATATTTGTCCAAAACTTCCCAAAGGATACATCGCTCAAACAGATAAATAGGCGATACAAACAATATACCCACCATCGTTGTCAAAACGATGCCTAAAGCGACCTCATATATCGGAATTGCCCTTTCTCCCTTCAATCTCCATCCCACACGCCGTCAGGACGCATCTTTGCAAACGCCAGCAGACCGTACAAGGCACGTTTGGCGTTGCTCTCTGTGGCGTTCCAGTAGTCACTATCGTCTACATCGTCGCCCAGTGCAGCAATCGCCTTTTCCAACATCGGAATGCTCTCTGCGCCTGTTTTGCCATAGATTGATCGAATGCCGCCCTCTCCAAACACTTTCGGTCGATAATAGAAGCGACCATAATTATAGGTGATATTAAGCCACAGTTCCTTTGTTCCTCCAATGGAACGAGTACCGCCAGCAACAAAGTGCGTATCATCCACTTCAAGCGTTTCATGCGTTACAGGGTCGCACAGCGAAATATCATAGCTCATATTCGTCCAGCTCCTTTTTGATTTGCTGGCGTTCAATCTGCTTCAATCTTGCCTTTGCCAGCTTGCGGTTGTCAGCCTTGCGAATAGCCCAGTTGTTGCGGTGGTTTGCCCACGCTGCAAAATAGTGGCTGTACTCGCTTTGGTCGTACCAGCCCTTGCCAATAAGCCCTTTATAGGTCTGCTGACGTTTCATCTTTCTTCTCCCATTCCTTGCATCCACGTTCGTCCCACACGAAGTCTGCAACGTGTTCTGACTGGTCGTTCACGCACACGCCCTCCGGCTCTGCGTACCATTTGCAAGAGCCACAGGACGGCTCAGATTTGTTCTTGCAGGATTCTGCTGTGCATAGGATGGCCTTGCCAGCAGAGAACTGCTTGATGCCCATGCAAGAGCAATGTTCGGTTGTGCAGTAAACATCCATTATCCCTCCCCTCTCTTTCTCCTTCTGTTGGCATTGAACCGCTCGATCACTCGCTTATACTCTGCATAGCACTCCGGGCACAGGTCGCCTGTGTCCCTGCGCCACGCCCAGTCCTTGAAACATTCGTCAGGGTTCATCATCCTGCCGCCCAGAACCGCTCCGCAGCGGTCACATACTCGCTTGTGGTAGATTCCTCTGTCAGTTTGCATATTATCATCCTTCCACATAACACCAGCTTTGGGGCGGGCGCTTTAAGCACTTATTACAAAAACGTCTATTCGTTTCGCCCCATTCTTCTACTTGATAACTGCATTTTACTTTATTAAAATTGCAAACTCCTCTATTCCCCATGAGAATGCAATAACGAGTAAACTCAAACAAAAATTTTGGATGTTCATACAATTTCACATTGGAAATGCTCCATGCCCAGCCTTTCTTTCCGACATAATCCAAAATTTCTTTTTTCCTAAGACCGGACATCTCTTCATATCCTTCTGGCAAGCAATCCGATTCTGGCGTTATTTCGTACAGATGGTTGCAAGTGAACTCTCCTATAACTTTTCCGTCCAGTTGTTCCAAGTACCCATCGCACTCTTTGAACCATCCAGTTTTGGTTTTTGTGCAATAAACATAACATTTGAAAGGTTCATCGCCCATATTCGGCTTTGTTTTCCGTATTTCAAGAGTTTTTATACCAAGAAAAATAAGATTGCACCAACTCGGATTGATGCTCAACAGAACCGACTTCATTTTTTATTCTCCCTCTCCAACGTCCTTAAACAGGATTTCTTTGTAAGCTTTCCAGTCTTTGATTTTGCACGAAATGTCCGTGCCGGGTACGGTCTTTTTCAGACCGTCCATCTGCCAGATATTCCACGAGATGGTGTCTGCAATGCAATCAAGAAACGCAGGCATACAGCTAATTTCAAGCCGTTTTGCATCAAACCGATACCTGAAATTTTCAATCAATGTTAGAAACAAGTTGCACCGTGCCAGCAAGAGATTGTCCCCCTGCCACTCATAGCCGTATGTCGATGTGTAGGCATCGATTGCCCAGCTCATCCATGCGTCATAGTCATGGAACCGTTCCGAAAGGACTTTCAGCTTCCTATCCAGCAGACCTATTCTATCCGGCACGGCAATTATCTGCCCTGTGGTGGTGTCGTATCTGCTTGTAAGAAACGGCGCTTCTCCGCAGGTGACTTCAAGGCAGGTCTTGTTTATGTAGTCCTTCCAATCCTCGCCCTTCAGGTCGTTTTCGGCAACGTCCGCCATCTTCTTGCAGACCCATGTTGGAGTAAAAACCTCTGCCTTTTTGCTGGTGCGCTTCTTTTGGTCTGCAAGCCGTTTCGAAACACGAGGAACGAGTTGAACTTTGTCCAGTTGTTCCAGCGTGATTTCATCCGCAAAGCCAACGCCAAGCTCAGGCGGCGGGTCTGTCGCCCAGATGATGTTCTTCCCTGTCGTGTGGTCTTGCAAGAGTACAGACAGGAACGTGCGTAGACAAGGGTCTGAGAAGTCAATCAGTCTTTCCATTGGTCAGCCCTCACCATGATTTTGTTTTTTTCTTTCAGCCAGTCTTTGACGCAATGGAAGCAATGCTCACGATTTTGGCAACGCTCTGGGTCTCGATGCTTGATAAGCTCGCAGATGCCCCGTGTCAGGTTCTCCGTGATGTCCTCGTCCGTCATGGAACGAATGAAATCGCCGTTAGTCATGTTCTTCCACCTCTCTGTACTCCACGTCAATCTCCTTTGGCAAAGCTGTCTGGTACTTCTGAGCCAACTGCTCTGCGCTCTGGGCATCGCCCAACGGCTGTTCAGGCGGCGAAACGGTGACTTCCACGTTGTCACGCATACCAAAGTAGTTCTTGGCTCGGAAAATCCACTCTGCCGGGTTCTCCTGACCGTACATACCGTTATATGCCCACATGGACTGCATTTGCAGAATCAGCTTGAGGATGTACTTCTGCTGCAAGCTGTCGTCACGGCGTTTTCCCGCCATAATCTGCTTCAGGCTCACCCATTCGATGCCAAGCACCAGTGCAATCCATTCCACCACAGGGGAGATTCTGGCTTCGATGCAAGCGTCAAAGAAGAAGTCAAGGCGTTGCTGCACTTCAATCGGGTTGTTCATGTCCACGCTCGGAAGGTCACCAAAATACTTTGCCGCAATCATGCCGACAACTTTCTTGTCCTCTTCATCGCCGATTCTCGACTGCAAATCCCCTGTGTTCATCATCTTCGATTTCTCGATAGCTAACTCCTGTTGTTCTTTCACCTTTTTACTCACCTGTGATCGGATAGATTTCCGCTTGTTAAGCATCTGTTGTTTCTTCTTTTCTCGCTCTTTCTCACGCTTCGCAGCGGCTTCTTCTTTCGCCTTTTGCGCCCGCTTCTCACGCTTTTTCTTTTCCGCTTCGGTCAGCGGCGGTCTGCCACGACCACGCTTCGGGGGTGTTGCCATGTATCAGACCTCCTTTGGCGGTTCAGGAAGCGGCATCCAGCAAATAATGTTCCTTTCTTCATTTGATTTCCAGCTTCCATTCTTAAAAACACCAACGCCAAAAAGATAATACCAACGGCTTGTGTCCTTATCGAGCCAGTGATAATAAATAAGATACATCCCATCAACATTCGGGTCATTATCGTTTGCGTTTATCCAACAATTTCCATGAAAAACATCTCTTGGAAAGCACTTGCTTATATTTGAGTTTTCTTTTGTAAGCACGACACTCTTTACACCATCAAATACTTTCTTTGGTAAATAGATTTCAACCGTTTCTGCATCAATCATGCAAAATTTGCAATTCATATCATTACTCCTTTAATCCCATATAGATTTCCATACAGGATAGCTTAGATGCAATCCACGCAATCGAGCAGCAATCATTTATTGGTCGCCACCAAGCGCACTTTTCTTTCTCGCAGACGCACCGACCAAGCGGATTGCTGGTCATCTTCATCGGGCAGTAAAGTTCGTTGTCCATCATTTCCACCCCATCACAACAGCCGTACAAACGGCCAAACACACGTTAACGAACAGCCAGACGAGCATTGCCTGACGTTCTTCAAACAGGTTGCCTGCCATGTTTTTTATTGTCCGTTCGGACTGAACCACCACCGCCAGCAGGACTAGGCAGACCAGCCAGCGAGTTGCAAATTCAAACATCATTTTTACCACCTGTTCATAATTTCAAACTCTCTCATGCGAAGTTCTCCACCGCAAAACGGGCAAATCCTTTCTTCTTGAAACTCTTTCTTTGTCATGTACGCTTCATGCTTCATGGAGGTCACGCATCGATCACAGGCATAGGTCAAAATGAAGTGAACCGGCTTTTCTTCTTGCTTCTGTTTCGGATAAATCTTTTCTTCAAATACATCGTACAGCTTTTGGAAACCAGCCTTTGCGTTCTTTACCCACATATCGTGCCCGGTTTCTGCTTCCTCTTTGCTGTCATATCCTCGAACAACAATCCACTCCCCACCCCTAAATTGTTCGTGTTGAATTGCCGTTTCGTAATTCCAATCTCTATCGTCAACGGCACAAGTATCAATGTGATAGCCATTGACGGTATCTTCCTTCAGTTCTCGTTCATAGCGATGGCGTTGATTCATAAATCCAAAAAGCTCACTTGTAAAATCAAACATTGTTATCCTCCATCAAATCGTCCACGCTCAACTGACCGCTGATGTTGTCATCTTCCATCCACCAGCGGGAAACGTCCATACCTGTCTGCCAGTCGCACGGCAAGCCTTTCGCTTTGCGGACATTAAGCATTCGTTCAAACGCTGAGATGTACATTTTTTCGTAGGTAGGCCAGCGCATAAACTCACGCTGTCTGCCCCCCCCTACCGGCCATAGGGCATCCGATGCAACCAACACGCTTCTGCCCTTCGCAATACAGCGGATTAACAGGCAGGTTCTCGCTGTGCGTGTAGTCCCATACATCATCGTCAGACCAGTCCACGATAGGATTGACAGTCATCTTGCCCTTAAGGTTGCAGGTCTCGAACAGTTGCCGCTTTTCATCGTTGTCTCCCATAAGGATGATGCGCTTTTCCTTTTCACGATGGCTAAACTCCATCGTTCCACGGTTTTTCTTTCTGTTTGTTGATTCAGCCCAGCGAACGCCGGTACCGATAAATCTATCGCGGCCAGTATTTTCTTTGAGAACGGCGCAACAATACCGTACAAGTCTTGTCGGCGGCATCAGCTTTTGCGGAATCAGCGTCCACATGGACACAGGCTTGTCCTTGTAGCGTGGCATAATGATGGAGCATTTGATTCCACGTTCTTCCATCGCCTTGAACTGCTCACGGATGAAATAGACCGTCTCCGGCGCATCTGCTGTGGTATGGCTGTTAACCACCTCGAAGTTGATTCCTGCACGTTCAGCCAGAGCCACAAGCACCTGTGAATCCTTACCGCCAGAGTATGTGACCATGAGCGGTTTCTTGTACCGATGCTCGGATAGCCGTGCAGCGTCCTGCAACCGTGCGATAGCAAGCTGTTCCTTGTCCATCAGTTCCACCTTTCTCTCAACTCTTTTTCGACCTGTTCTGACTTTGCGGTGATGTAATCTGCAAACTCGTCAGGGGTCATGTCCTCTTCTTTGAACTTGCCAACCATCTCCCAGTACCTGTCACCGATGCGGATGATTTTCTGCACCTGTTCATCGGTCAGGTCTGCATCGCACCGAAGATTCTGAATCAGTGCGCCAAGATTTCCGTCTTTGGCAGAATGTCTGAAACTTTCTTGCTCACTTCTGTTCTCCTTTCAGCCAATCGTTCAGCTTTGCCATGCAAGAGGGGCAAAGAAACGGTTCATCATAGCAATCGCAACCCCAGTAGTCCCATGCGTCATGCACGTTCTTGTCGACCAGAATCACGGCATTGGGCTTATGCCGCCCCATCTCATCGGGCGGTTCAGGATTAAACATTTCTCCGCAGCGGTCACATTTCATTCTCATTTTCTTTCTCCAATCTCTTTAGCAGCCCATCCACGTCATACCGCCAATGGACACGCAGCCTTTTTGCTTTGACCTCTATCCCCTCTTGCTCTGCCCACTGCCAAGGGATGCTCTTCCGGCTCTCGTTGTAACGGAACGCCAGAACCTTGCTGGCAGGGATTGCAAAGGTGCGGTTGACCGCCCTGTAATTGACTATCACATGGGCGGTCTGACCGCTGTACCCCATTGCTTCCACCATGTCAGTGATGTGCTTTTCCTTGCGGTATTTGCGCTTTGCCTTGTCGTACTTGCCGAACACCTTTTCCAGAGGAATAGAGGGCGTTTCGATGGTTTTCAGTTCAAACAGGTGGTTCATCGGGTATCGGTACACAAGGAAGTCGCAGATGTTGTCGATGGAAAATGACAGGTTCTCGTTGCCGCCGTAGTAGGTGGCAGCACTGTCTTTCAGACGGTAGAACCACGCATCGGATGGGACGGATGCTTTGAAGTCTGCCTCAAACTGCTTTCCGGTGTTCATGCGCCATACTCCGCATCGTACTCGGCAATCAATTTCTTGCGCTCATTTTCCGTGTAAGCAAGAGCACCTTTGTAATAACGCAACATTCTTTCGTCACATTCACTGAATCTTCCGTTGTTGCGATACAATTCAATTTCTCTGATATTCTTTTTGCATCTTTCAATATAATCGAGCTTGTGGTTTATTTTTTCCAGTTTCTCCCACTTGTCAAACAGCGGTTTAAGGTATTCGTAGACAATTTTTGCTTTCTCATCTCCATCAGATGCCTTTTCCGAAACATAATTGAGCACTTTGTCGCTACTAAGTCTCATCCTCGTTCACCTCTAAATTCACTTCCGAGAAACCGTTTTTTGCCACGTTCCCGGTGCTTGTCCTCATAATCACGGTGGTACACGCTCTGGCTGTGGTTCAGCTCATACACGAATGCTTTGCGTTCCTCGAAGTCTTTCTTCTCTGCCTTGTACTTCTCGCAAGTGTCGTGACAAGCTTGGTGGCGTGATGTGCAGTCTTTGCAACAGGTAATCATTCGTTTACCCCCACTGTTCGGACATGGCCTTTGCCACGCCAGTAAAAGTTTTTGCCCGGTTCTTTGCCCGGTCAGTTGTAAACATCCCTTTATGCTGCTCTCCATGTTTATGAGAATAAGAACCAGACGGACACCATGTCGCGGTAGGTTCTACGATGTTTGTCGGGTGCAGCGGCGGTACACCGCGCTCCCACAGTAGCGTTTTCTTGCTGTACGGATGTCCATACTCGTAGGGCTGGATTGCCTGCGTAGGCTTTGGGTAATCAAAAATCTTGCTGGGGGTAGGATTCTCAATCACCACTTTTTCGCAATCTGCCGCCCACACGGCAAGAAAAAGTGCCTTGCCGCACAATCCCTCATAATACCGGGAAAGATTGAGCTTTCCTCCCTTGTACAGGTGTCTTGCTCCCGCATTGCTCGTCTTTGTGCAGGGGACAAATGCGATAATCATATCCCAGCGGGGTACATCATGCACAATTCCGTCCATGGTCACGACCTGCCCCCCCTCAATAGCCTTTAGGCAGTCACCGAGAATATGCCATTCTGGATGCCCGCCTGACGGCTCAATCAGGTCGCAGGAGTAGGCTTCGTGACCTTTCGCCCGGAATGCTTTGCAGACTTCCTGCGATTCCTCACAGGCAACTAAAACTTTCATCTTCCCAAACGCCCGTCCAGCCAGATAGCACAGCTCTTATATAAGGTAGGCGGTCATTGTTTATGTCCTAAAAGGGCAAATCCAATGAATCGTCAATCACAGAAAAGTCATCTGCGTTGCCCTGAGAGTAGTTCTGCGGTGCATCCTGCGCCCGATCAGCGGGCTTGCTGTCAGACTTGCCACCGCAGAAGTCAACCTTGTTTGCCATGATTTCCGTTGCGGTGCGGTTGTTTCCCTGCTTGTCGGTATACTTCCGGGTCTGGATGCTACCAGTCACCAGAATCAGGCTGCCCTTCTGGAACCACTTGGAAACGAACAGTGCCGTATTACCAAATGCGGTGCAGTTGAAGAAGTCGGTTTCCTTCTGACCGCCACTCTGGCGGTCGCAAGCAATGCTGAACGTGCAAACATCCTTGCCGGACTTCGTGACCTTAGCTTCTGGCGTGTGAACCAGACGACCCTGAATTGCGATAGAATTGAGCATTATTTAGCCCTCCTTCGGCTGTTTCTGAGCACAGTCCCAACACAGGACACGCCCAAAGCGTTTCTTCGTGCTTCTTGCGGTTTCCAGCGGCGATACGGTGCGGTTGTTGTACTGAATAGGCTGTAACTGCTTTCCGCAGCAAGCGCATGGGGGGATGGTTTCCGCTTCCGTTTGCTTCTGCGCAGGCTTGTTCGCCTTGCTTGCAGTCTGTTTTTGATACTCGTCCGTGTCAGCATCCTTCGTATCGTCAATGCAGAACAGACCGTTCAGAGCGTACTTTCTAGCGTAGCTGCTTGCAGTGCCGGTAATCTGCGAATCGTCCATGCCCTTCTTAAACTCAGGCTCACGAGCGTATGCAGTCACCGTGTAGGTGGCTCCATCCTGCGATTCAACTGTTGCAGTGGCTTCGATGTAGTGCCAACTGTCAACGATAACAGGCTTGTCGGAAAGCCGCAGCACAAGGCTATGCGCTTTCAAGATGGGCTTGACCGCTTCAAGGATGTCCTCACACGAGCGGTACTTGTATCCACCGAATTTGTTCATTTGCCCCTTCGGAGCTTTCAGCTCTGACTGAACAGCCATTAGAGCTTCATGGATTTTGCTGTTGTCCATCAGTTGTTCTCCTTCCTCGCTTCTTTTCTTGCTTTACGGCAAGCCGGGCAACGCTTAGGCAATGCCATGTTATGCGATTCAAAGAAAATGCGCTCTGCACGAGAAATCTCAAATACTTTGTCGCAATCACGGCACGTTTTCTTGATGCTTGTGTTCTCGTCCCACGAAGCTCTTATTGCGGCATCTTCGACAGCAAACATTTCATTGATTCCGTCATAAATGTTCCTAACAAGCGTATGCTGCGGCGCGTGACCGTTCTTGCGGAGCGTTTCCTCCAAGTTGTTCCTTTTGCAGTTTGCGCAGAGCGTTTCGGTGCTGTTCGGAAACACTGAAAAAGGCTTATTGCACTTTTCGCAGTGCTTAATTTCTTTCTTGTATTTGCCCATTTTTCTTTCCTTTCTTCGGCTTCATTAGGCTTCATTGTTCTTACTTTGGCTTAATATGGCTGTACAAAATCAACCAGCCATCAGTTCTGCCAGCTGCGCACGGAGGTCTTTCAACTCCGCTTCCCTGTCCTCGATTTCAGACTGCAGGTCCTCAATCTCAGCCAGCCGGTCAGCTTCTTTGGCTTCCGCCATTTGCTCGTTGGTCATAAAGTACACGCCGTCATCCGGCTCGGTCACGCCACCGAATCTATCTAAGCTCACGCTAATCATTCTTTCTGGGCCGTCCTCTCTGTTTTCTGTGCTCTTGGATTTGAAGAGCTGAGTACCACTGACTTGTGTCGATTTCAATAGTAGACCACCGGTAATCGCATTCTTTATTCAAGCAGTGCTTTCTACGGATGATACAATCATCCTCGTTTCTGGTGTCTACAGTCGTGACACTTTCCTGTCCGCACATCGGGCATTTCACTGAACATCCCTCCACTCGTTGGTGTGGTGGGCGATTCGCTTGATTTTGCGATTTTCGCGTTCAATACGCTCGTTCTCCGCGCTAACGCCGATAATAGCGAGAATCAAAGCGGTAAAAAGCATAGACACGGACAGCAGCGTATATCCAAGCATCCCCCAGCCATTAGAAGCGCCATTGATAGCATTTCCACATCCAAGCGCTGCAACGGCGATGGATATGCTTATAAAGCACAATACAGTGCCTTTAACAGTTTTCATTTCTCTTCACCTCTTTTAAAACAATGTCAAATCCGTTCGTCTTTTTCTCGTTGATGACTATTTTGCATTCAGCGCCTTTGCGATTTTTAGAAGCGTATCGACACGAACGGAACTTTTCTGCTTCTTTCGCTTGCCCAAGATGCTGTAAATCGTCGGTCTTGATACTCCCGATCTACGGCTAAGGTCGTTGATGTTGAAGTACCTGGCTTTCATTGCATCTTCCAACGTCATGCTTTCTTACCTGTGCCGAAAATCCAGCAGGTGGCCATCAGAGCGCAGATTCCGATAATGTACCAGGTCGCTTTAGCGCCGATCAGAATCTTGATATGATGCACCAGCCAGAAGTTTAGCAGGAACGTTGCTAGAACCAATGCCAGGACAATGCCCCAGATCAGGGCAATTTCCACGAATGCTTTCATCTTTATCCTTTCTTTGAATGTGTTCCAGCCGGTCTTTCTCCCGGCTGTGCCAGCGGATTTCACGCTGACCGTAGTATTTACCGTTCATCAGGAGCCTTCACCTTTCCCTGTGCAAGTAAAGCACTGTAATGGCCGTAGCTCATTCCGTATCGTTTTGCGGCATCGTTCATCTGGCGCACGGTATACTTTGGAGGTTCGTGCTTTTGAGGTTTCGCACGTTCTGGTTCCTGCACATCCCAAGTGATTTTGAACTCGCCAGATGCTTTTAGCGCATTCAGCTCTTTTTGCTTTTTGGCTTTGTACTTTTTGGTCAAAGCCTTGTTTGCATCTGCTGCGCATTCAGGGTGATACTTCTGAGACCAGAACTTCCGAACCATTGGCTTCTTGCACCAAGCGCATAAAGCCGGTTCCGGCTCAGCCTTGATTCCTTTCTTTATAAGGGCCTGCCGTTCTCTGCGAACAATGATTTTACATTCTTCGCAATACTTTTTGCATGGGTTTACAAGGCCAAGAAAGACACCGCAGCGCTCACAATACTTTTCTTCCAATGCGACCACTCTCTTTCAGTCTGGTTTCCCGATTGTGACGCTCAAAGCACTGGTTGATTGATTTCTCCATCCACAGCACCTTGTTGGCATCGTTTCTGGATACACCAGCTGCCATTGCCAGCTTTAGTCTGCGCTTGCGGCTTTGCGCTTTACGAAATTTCATCACCAGCACTCACCAGCCTTTTTGATGATGAACGCGGGCACTTCCCTGCCAGTAGCCCGGCACAGACAGACGCACTTGGCAATCCAAACATCCCACTTGGATGAGCTGATAGAGCAATTGCTGTTCGTTCTTTTGTTCTCTTCCGATTCAAGCCACACGCTAATCGAATGAAGCTCGTAGCTTTCAACTTTGTACCAACTGATGCTGTATCCATCCAAGCACAACTGCTGCATAATCTGCGTCGCCAGATGCTTTGCTTCTGCGAGTTCCTCTGCCGTCCACTTGAGCTTGTCCTCTTCGTACATCTTTACCAGTTCGTCAATGGTATGCCGAGCTTCATCCGGGTTCTCAAGGTCAACTTTCAAATCCAAATACTGTTTCATCCGATTGCCCCCTTGATGCTGGCTTCCATTCCGGCAGCCATTTCCATTTGCTCGTGTTTTGTCTGGTCTGCATTAAACGCCTTGTCAATATCAACAGTGCGAACCTTGTTATTCTGATATTCAAAAACTTGAATGTTTGCCATTTTCTCTCCTTTCTTATGCTCCCGAATCCTGAATATTCAAAATCCGGCAGATGCTTTTCTTGATTCCGGGCGTTTCCAGCTTTCCGGTCTTAACCTTGAAGAGGTAAGAGCGGTCAAAATATCGTCCAGTATCCTCCTTGACTTTTTCAATCAACCAGTCGTTTGTCTTGTCTTTTTGGATAAGAGCAATCTCGATTTGTTTGCCAAAGTCACACAGAGGCTTTTTTTCAGCCATTATTTCACCTCCGGCTATTGATTTTTACGCATAAGTGTAATATAATGAAGTTGCTAGAAATCATTCATTACGCCTTCGCGGTACGGTCTTAGTATAATACGCTTTCGCGTAAAATGCAAGGCTTTTTTAAGCGTTCGCGTAATTTCAGCAAACCTTACAATGCGAGGACTGGAATTATGGCAAACTTGTACGAAAATATTGAAAAACTCTGCAAGCAGCGTGGAGTAAACGTGACCACCATGTGCAAGGAATCGGGCGCAAGCCGTGGGTCTTTGACCGATTTGAAAAACGGTAGAAAGCAGACCCTGAAATATGAGACGCTTGACAAGATAGCTTCTTATTTCGGAACAAGCGTGGATACATTGGTTTCTGGTGAGCAAAAAGAAAACCCGCCCCAGCAGCCGCAAAGCGAAGTCGATGCAGCAGTGGAGCGGATTAGAAAAAAGCTTGAATCTATGCCGAAGGAACAGCGTGAGGCGCTGATGAACCTGATCGAGAAGATGTGACGTTCATGCCCGGTAAAATAAAAGAATCCCTTGTGCCGGGCTGGTGTAGCTCTGCACAAGGGATTCTCTGTTATTCTAGGTCTAGTGCTTGTTCCGCTGTCGGAATCTTTTCAGGATGTTCCAGCAGCCATGCAATAAATCGGTCAATCTTAGCTCTTTCCTGTTCACTCATTGTGGCATATCCTCCCGATCGGTAAGTGCAGATGTTCATTTGATACGATTATACATCTTCTAGTTGTCAAGTCAATACATTTTTAACAACTTTGTAAAAATCGAACGTTTTCTTCACATCCATTACTTCACATCAGGGAAGCCACGAGTGTTTAAGTCAAAAGGGACAACGCCTATCCATCTTTCCTCCAATCACAGCTCTACGAGCTGTCCACCAATGCGTTCAATGTTCTCTGCCGGGTCGCGTCCCTCGTCTAAGGCGGCTACGGCACGTTCTAAGATGCCTTTCGCTTCGAGGTAAGCGTCTTTATCGGCTTCGTACCCAGAAAGGCTCAGGACAAGCTCCAGCGTCCGTCTGCGAGCGTATGGAATAATCAGAGCATCTACAGTTCGTTTCATTAGCTTTCCTCCCACGGTTCAGGTGTGTGCGGCTGCCAATCGGGAACGCTGGCAGGCATTCCGTCGATGATCGGCATACGTTCATGGTTCCAGATTACAGTTTCTTTCATTTTTGTTCCACTCCTCTTTGGAATTTTTTGACAATATAGTTATACCACATCTCGCTGTTTCAATGAAACAGCGACTTTTTTCAATTATTGTTTCACATTTTGAACAATATATCAGTTAAATTACTTTGCTTTTGTATCATTTTGTCGAAAGAGGGGTATTTATGGATGATTATAGGATACGAGTGGCAAAAGCGTTAGGGATGGCAAGAGCAGAATCCGGACTTAGCCAACAGAAGCTTGCGGACAAAATGGGTGTAGGCCGGACATCCATTTTTCGTTATGAGCAAGGGACAATGACCCCAGATGCTCCTACTATCATAAAGTGGTTCGTGTGCTGCGGCGTTGCAGCCAAACCGTACATAGACACCTGTTTGCATCCCGGATTATTGGAAAGTCTGGCTGGCGATGCCAGCACCGAGAGAAAGAGAGATGCACTGATAGAACATATCAAAGACGCCCATCCACAGGAAATTGACCTGCTGTGCTATCTGATCTATGGCAATCACGGCTCAGATTACCTTGCCGTTCTGTGCGAAATGGTAGCCAACCTTCACACGACTTTGCGTGATCGTGTGTCCGTCTGTCGCACCGTCACAGGTCATTATGAAATGGCGCAAGCCACCAAAACTGACCCTGACCCAGACGGAACACAGCCCAATATGCAGATTTTATATCAGGCACAGGACTGTGGGGAAGCTGCGGCCATGAAACGAAACGATTCTTATACCATCAACGAAGAAAACATTTTGCGCTGATTGTCGAATTATCGAAGTTTTTACGGTATACAGGGGGACGTGCTCCACATTTTGTACACAATAGCCCGGTTATAAATATGGCTTTTGGTTGTCATTTTGTCCCCCATAGGCTCGTAAATGGCAGATTTTCGCAGATGCAATTAACGAGTTTGCGTGAAATTTTCGTTCATCAAAGCGTGACTTGTCAATTCGTCCCCCATTGGTGTGATTACACTCCATTTCCTGTACACGATAGAACCGTCAGGTAGGTTATATGGCTTGATGGATACGCCTTATTCAGCAAAAGAAGTTTTCGTTTTCCACAATCTTCCCATTGGAGAGAAAAAAATTGTTGAAAATGTATCGTCGTCACTATTTGATGATGATTATTTATCTCTTGTTTATCTCTTGTTTATATATATAGTAAAAACGTGTACAAAAAGTGGAGCATTGTGTACATAAAGTGGAGGAACGTGTACAAGAAGTGGAGTGTATCGTGTACAAAAAGTGGAGTATCGTGTACAGAATGTGGAAGTCGATTGTTGAAAAAATAATTGTGTACAGAATCATTGACGTGTACACGATACAGTGGTATAATAGGGTAGAAGAAATGAGGTGATGCAATGCCAGAATTGACAGGAAACAACCTTGTCGAAAAGAGCAAGGCATTGGTTTGGGCGAAGTTTACGGACTACACAGCAGGCGAGCTTCGTCTGCTTGAGGTCTATCTGAGCCGTATCAATCCGAGAGACCCCGAAAGCTCTAACGTGTCGTTTACGATGGCTGAATATTGCAAACTGCTGGATTTGAAGCTCAATTCAAAGAACTTGAAGTCGCAGGTTAAGCATTTTTTGGGCAACGTGGTTTCAGTGCCGTTGAACGCAGATGGAACGGAATATGTGATGTATCCGCTGTTCACAAAGGCAGAGGTTAAGTTCAATCGAGAATCTCTGTCCTATGACGTTTCAATCAATTGTAACCCTGATTTACGGCCCGTGTTCTTCGACATTGCAAGAAGCGGCTATGTCAAATACCGTCTGCGCTATACGATTGGGATGAAGCAGCAAGCATCTATTCTGATGTACAGCATGATTCGAGATTGGATGAATCGTTCCATGACATCGAATAAGATTGGCTTGAAACAGCTGCGTGACCATTTGGGGGCAAACGATGCGAGTTATGACGACTTCCGGGCTTTGCGCCGCAGAGTTCTTGAACCAGCAGTGGAAGAGATCAGCAATGTTTCGGACATCGTTGTTGACTTCGAGAAGATTTGCACAGGACGAAAAGTAGTAGCAGTTGAGTTCCGATTCGGGTACAAATCCAAGCAGCCCGTCATAGATGCCGATTCTAGCGAGGTTGATTGTGAGACGGCTAATTCCAAGCCGGAAATCAAAAAAGCTGCCAGAAAGCCCCGCACAAGCGGATACGAAGGGTACGACTGGTCTGTGTGCGATGTGCTGTCGGTTCAAGAGTGCATCGAGGTTGCAAAGGTTGTCGAGGTAAAGATGATGGAAGAACACCCATCTATCAAGCTGCCGAAGCGGAGAGATGCGGTCTATGACATCGTAAAGGCTGCGTGTGCGGATATTCTTTCAATCAACCGCGACCCTTGGCCTGACCATCCGAAGCGGTATCTGATTGGCAGCTTGAAGAAAGACGGTGCGATTGAAGAGTATCTTCCGGCTTTCTATGAGATTGACGCATTGCAAAAGTAGTCAGATATAGCACATTATGCAGAATGAGCACAGTGGGCAGATAAAGCAGAGAGGAGCGGTATGAAGAAGCAGGAAATTGTGTGGTATTCCGTTAAAGATGATGGGATGCCAACACCAGAAATCATTGAAAGAACGAAAGGCCGGTTCTTGTGTTCGGTAAAAACGGCCTATCTGAAAGATGAATCTATAACGGCAACAAACACAGTCGCAGCGTTTATTGAAAAAGGCGAGTTTGTAAACACATCGTTTCAGAGGTTGAACATTTCTTCGTGTGCTTGCTTTATTGCAAGAGTGGAAGCGTGGGCAGAAATGCCGATATACGAATAAAGAAAGAGTGATAAAATGGCAAAAATCATAGCAGTCGCCAACCAGAAGGGCGGCACAGGAAAGACCACCACAAGCACCTGTCTGGCTGGTGCGTTGCAGTTGCTTGGCAAGAAAGTCTTGCTGGTGGACTGCGATGCCCAGTGCAACGCAACGGACACCTACGGTGCACAAACAGAGGACGTATGCACCTTGTTCGATGTGATGACCCGGCAAGGCACGGTAGAAGAAGGAATCCAGCATTGTGAAGCTGGTGACATTCTTCCGTCTGATAACGCATTGAAGGACATTGACGAGCAGCTTGTCCGGGATATGGGCAAAAACATCCGGCTAAGAGAAGCCCTTGAAAGCGTGTCTAAGCAGTACGATTACATCGTGCTGGACACTCCCCCGCAGCTTGGTCTTGCGCTTGTGAACGCGCTGATCGCCGCCAACAGCATCATCGTGCCAATCACAGCAGACCGATACGCACTGGCTGGTTTAAGCCAGCTTTCGCAGACCATCGGCGATGTTCGCAGATACTTCAACCCGACTTTGAAGATTGAAGGTCTGCTTCTGAACCAGTACAAGAGCCGGGAAAATCTGTCCAAAGAGGTTGTGGAGCAGCTCCCTGTGATTGCACAGAGCATGGGAACAACCCTGCTGGACGTGAAGATTAGACCGTCTATGGGCGTTCGCAAGGCGCAAGCAGAGCGTCACAGCCTGTTTAGCGGTGACACGGCAAAAAGCACCAGCGCAGAGGATTTCAAGGAGTTGGCAGAGATGATTGTGGAAGGAGAAGAAAAATGAAATTGATTGACGCAGAACCGCTTGAAAAAAAATTCAAAGGATGGATAGAACAAATCAAGAAAGAATATCCGTTCGGGAAAATAGAAGATATTGATGGAGTGGAATCGTGCCTTGCTGAGCTGGAAGATGCGCCAGCTATTAGCTTAGATGAGCTTACAGATAGCGATAGGTGGATCAGTGTTTCAGATAGACTTCCAGAAAGGTACAAGACCCCATGCCCTCGTGGAAACAATCCTGATTTTAGCAATGCAAGCGAAACCGTATGGATTTGCACGCAGGAAGGGTATACGATGGAAGGTACGTTGGAGGGTGATTCTTGGTTTGATGATATGGGGCAGTGTCTTTCAGACTATTTTGAGGATATGGCAGGTCACCATGTCACGCATTGGATGCCCCTGCCTAAGCCGCCAAAGGGGGATGTAGAATGAAATCAACCAGCAAAAAATCCACAGGCTTGCTTGGCGGCTTTGATTTTCAGCCTATTTTTTCGGAGCAGCCATTAAGCCGAAGTGAGCCAAAGGAAGAAGAAGTAAGTCAAACAAAGCCGAACGAAGCCGAACAAGCACCGATTAAGCCTAGTGAAGCCACAGACAGCCATGTACAGCCTAATGAAGCACAGTTAATCAGTATTAAGCCGAAGCAAGCCAAAGACAGAGAAACACAGCCGAACAATGCCGTAGTAAGCGAAAGTAAGCCAAAGAAGCTGAAACAGGCAAAAGAAGTTCAACGTCTTATCGAACAAGGCGATGTTCCAGGCGCACTAGCCGAAGCTGGTTTGAAAAAGAAAAAAATCCAGATGCCGGAATCGCATCAGGGCGTTGCAAGTGGTGATGGCAAGCGTTCAAAGCGCATTACCATCCTTATGAGCGAAGAAGAGCGCAAGTATATCAACCGTGAAGCAAGGCGGCACGGAATGACGATTGGACAGTTCGTTTACGCCCTAGCCGTTGCAGCAGCAGACGGGAAGATTGAGTTGGAGGATTTCTTAGATGAATGATAGTGAACGGCGCATTGTGCAATTGTGCTGTAAGGTACTGTTTTGGTCGGCGTTCCTACATGCCGAAAGTGATAGTTGACTATATCACGCCGTTGCTTCCGAAGCTGAATGATCGGACGCTTGAATGTTTCAAGAGCGACTACAGCGAGCGCCAACGAAGCAGTTTTGATTTTGGTAACAGCATTGACTACGAAACGTGGGCAATGTTTCATCTGGCCGTATGCGATGAAATAGAGCGGAGAAATCTCAATAAGGAGGCATTGCCAAATGAGCGTCACCATGATTGACAGAAGAGTTATAACTAGCCTGCTTTTGGAGTACGAGGCTCAAATAACATACGAGGACTGTGATGAGTACAGGAGGCAGGGAGCTATATCAGCACTGGAACGGCTCCTGGACATCATCGGGCCTGATAAAAGTTAAGATTTAGGAGGAATGAATATGAACAGATATGAGCTTTCCGCTTATGCGATTGCAGTGTCAAACTTTTTGAAAAATAATGCTTCTGCTGGCAATGAACGATTCCCAATTACGGTCAATGAATGGGAACTCGCAGCGCAACTGGATAAGCTGGCAAAAGAACTGCGTGTCCCAGATAAAAACTGAGATCTAGGAGGCCTAACTATGGAAACAAAAGTATTTAATAATGCGACAGATTTAAAAAGTATGTTGCAATGTCTTTTATATTGCGATGATCCCGTTAAATATATTTCTGGGCAACATCCTGAGTGGAGCGTTTTGTTTGACGAAAATGCTAATTCTATTGTTGCTCGCAATAATGTAACAAAGCAATTTGTTATGATGACTCTCTAATAAAAGCTGAGTTCTATGGAGGATTGACGTATGATTGTTTATAGACCTCATCGTGGTTCTTTGAAAAACGCTCTAAAGGAAACAAGAGTGTTTGCCAATGAATACGAAATGAAGCAGAGAATTGCAAATGAATGGAACCTAACCTGTGGGAGAAAAGAATTGAACCCAGAAAATATCGTAATTTCACAAGACGAATATTCCGATTACAAGAGTGGGTGGCAGAGGGTTCATGATGTTTGCGTCACGAAGATTGGAAACAGGAATTTTGTGGATGAGTTAGGGGCAGTTCAATGTATTGGATATTGTTCGTATGACATTTCAAACGCCCCTAAAATTGGACAATGGATAAACGTAAAAAACGAGATGCCAGACGAATACAATCCGTATGTTATTGGATTTAGCCAAGACGAGTTTGACGTTGAAATTGTTGGATACGAACAGGATTTTGGCGAGTGGCGAGATAAAAGTGGAAAACCGCACAATGTTACATATTGGATGCCGTTGCCTGAACCGCCTGTGAAATATTGAAATGGTGGACGACATGGAACAAAAAGTGTTAGGGCACTACGAATCGCACTGGTATCTCAATGGGACAGGCGGTGACATATACGAAGGTAAGATGGTCTTTCGGGATAAAGATTGGCGTATAAGATATATGCCAAACCAATGCGTTGAAACCTATTATTTTAGATTAAAGAAAATAAAAGATGATTTTAAGAGCAAAGGGCAAAAAGAAGGAAATTATAAAAACATTGCATGGATAAAATTTTCCGAATTGAATTGGTTTGAACGAAGAAAGCGTCCAGATTGGTTTAAGGTTCAATTTCTTTCAAATGGACTTGATAGTCCAAAAACACAATGGTATACAGTCCACGATTTGTCTGGTATCGAAGAAAAGAAGCATTGGGTTGAGGAAAAACGCCAATACACAATGAAAGAACTTTCAGAGAGAATGCCAGCAGAAGATTTTATCGAGTATATGAAAGATAGAGGAATAACGACAATCCGATAAGCGAAAAACACCCCTGCGTAGCCATTAGTGGTTACACAGGGGGTTCGTTTTACTTATCAGCAATGCAATCCCAGTAGAGATATGCCTTGCCATCTGCGGCATCTGCGTCCTCAAGGAACGCCTTTGCCATGTCAGCGTAGAAGCCCGGAGTGTCAACGGACTGGCGCTTTGCAACCTGACAATAATCCGAGTACATCATGTTCATGACCGCCCAGAAATCGTTCGGGTCACAGTTGATGTTACGCTGTTTGGCAACGTCCTGCGTCTGTTCCAACGTCCAGTGACAGCCTTTTGTGCCGTCGGCGTTCACCATACTGTCGCACCATTCCTCCGCTTCATCGTGGGTGAGGTGCTGGCGCGGCATCTTGATGGAGCGGCTGTCTGCGCCGCCACGTTCGTACTGCCCAGACCGTTTATCCCAGTCGCCGTTCTGCGAGAAGCCGATTTGCGGCATTCTGCGCCCATTCTCTACGTTAGGGTAGCGGGGGATAGGGTAGGGGTCGATGTTGCGGTTCTCTTCCTGCGGATAATAGGGATAGCGGTCGTTGCCGCCTTCCAGCTTACGCAGACGGCGTTCCATCTCACGTTCCCTGCGGTCACGCTCTTCCTCAAGGCGGTCACGCTCCGGCTCACGGTCTTTGTCGTGTTCACGGAGCATCATCATGCGGCGAAAAGTGTTCTTGCCCATAATCTATACCTCCTCAAGAAATGGACGCGGGCGCACCGGCGTGGGAGCGGCAGAAGCAGCCAAGATACTTGAACGTGCCTGTGCCGGTCGCAGACGTTGCCACACGGGTAGCGTAGCGGGTGCGAGTGTGGATGCTCTCGGCGGTTGCCTGAGCGCAGTTGCAGTCGGTCAGAGGGTATGCGGTAGTGCCTGCGCCGATGGTGATGACAACAGGGGCGTTGATAGTGGTCGTGTCCGGGATGCTCTGAGCAACCACAATGCAATAACGCTCTCCATTCTGGTATGCGCCAGCAGGGATGTTGATGGTCAGCGTGTCGTTGGCGAAAGTCACCGACTGGCTCAAGACCAGATGGGGGCAGAGTTTGCAGCTTGTTTTGCAAGCCATAATGTTTTCCTCCTAAAAAATCAGGGGCAGAGGTGTCTTACCCCTGCCCCGATGGTTCACCCGGTGTTATCGGGGAGTGTGTTGGTTAGCAGCAGCCGCAGCAGCTCACGCCCACGTTGGGGTTTGCTACCTGATAAGCGGGAATCGGACGAGGACTGACTCGGTTCAGGATAGTATCAGTCTGCTGGGACATCACGGTGGTCAGAAGCGCATTCTGGCGATCCTGAGAAGCCGCGAACTTGAGGTTCTGGTTCTCAGCGGTCAGAGTGGCAATCTTATCCTGCGTGAAGTAGTCCATCATGCTGCGGAAATTGGCGTTGCAGTTGTCCACGATGGCGCGGGCGTTGTCTGCGATAGCCTGCCGGGTAGCGCAGTCCTCCGTTGCGATTGTGTACTTCAGGTCGCCGATGAGCTGCTTATTCTCGCAGCAGCAAGATGAAAGCTGCGTGGCAAGTGCGGTCTGACCAGCCTGCCGTGCGTTGCCCTCCTGCATGATGGCAAGGCTGATGGCGTTGTCGCCGTTGGACACGCTGCGCTCCAGACCGTTCACGAGCTGTGCGTTCTGGTAGCCAAGCTGACAGATGGCGCTGTTCACGCCTGCAAAGCCGTTCGCGATGTTGGCGTTGATGCCGTTGATCTGCGCCAGCTGGTCATAGCCCAGAGAGCAGATACCGCTCTGGATGCCCGCCAGAGAGCGGGAGGTATCCTGCTGGTAGAAGCCCTCAGACAGAGCCGCGCGGGTGTCTGCACCGCCCTGACCGGTTGCGCCAGTGCCGACCAGATAGGGGATGTAGGCATTCATGCCGTTGTCGCCGCCGTTGCGGCCATAGCCGTTCGTGCCCCAGCCAAAGATGATGGCGAGGATGATAACCGCCCACAGACCTTCATTGCCGAAGAATCCGCCGTTGTTATTGCCGCCGTCCTGCCCAGCCAGATAGCCAGTTGCAAAATCGTCCATAACAAAACTCCTTTCAGTTTTGCGTTATGCTATCCCACCGCCGTATGCGATGGGCGAAGCCAAACAAATGCGGTTTTTGTCAAGTCCGCAAAACTGAGAAGCGTTTCGCTTAGAGGGATGCGTTATCGGGGAAGCGTCAGGTTCAAGACGCTTGCCAGTTGGTTCAGGTCAATGCCACGCTCTTTGGCGAGGTTCTGCGCCATCGTTCGGAGCTGTGCTTCGTTTTTGCCCTGAATCAGGTTCAAGCCCTGCATGATGGGTGCGCTCTGCCCACCCAACTGCTGGATAAGCCCCATCGGGTTCTGCCCGGCACGAGCTAGATTTGCAAGCTGCATGATAGGGCTGTGAGTAATCATATCAAACGGAGAGGGCATCGCTTATTCTCCTTTCTTTGCGGTGGCAGCGGGCTTAGAAAAGCTCTTCTGCCACTTTTCCAGTTCATCCAGCCGGTGCACGAGGGCATTGTACTGCTCAATAGGCACATATTGCTGTGTCGGTGCAGCGGTCTGCTGTGCCTGCATCTGCCGCCACGCTTCCGGGCTGTAAAACTCTAACACGTCAGATTCACAAGTGCTTGGATTCAGACGTTTGCAGTAGATGACACCACTACGCAAATCCGGGCAATACGTCCATCTTCCGTACAAATCAGATGGAATCGCCAAAAATTCTTCCCTGCTGGAAACAGGCCTTCCAAGCAACCAACCGCCATCTTGTGCCGACTGCTGAACAGGCTGCTGCCCATTCATCGGCTGCGGACGCTGCGGCTGTGCCTGTTGCATCTGCGTGTTCGGTAGGGGAGTGGTAAGGCCTACCGTTCCCATGCCGCCGTAAGGATTAACAGGCTGCTGCGGAACGTAAGGCGTTCCGGGTGTCGGATAATAGCTCATAAAACATCCCTCCTTGTGCATCCAGTGTACTGCATTGGCAGAAAACGAAAGACAACGAACGCCAAACGAAGGACAAAAAAGAAAAGCGCCCACACGGAAAAATCCGCATGAGCGCTTAACTATTAAGGGCCTCACATTGGAAGCGAAAATAAAGTATCACATTTTGACTTGCAAGACAAGAGTTTCGACAAAACAAGTGCAAATAAAACAAAATCCCCCACTTTGCCTACAACGTACCCCGCGTGGAACGCAGGGCTTCGGAAAAGCAGGGGATTTTTTTGTAAAATCAAGAGCGGAACCGCCCGCAGGCAATGACGCTCTCTACAAAGGCCGTAGCCTTTCAAATCATAAATCGTATGGCGTATAATACAAAGACGCATATACCGATAAAACTACGCCTATAAATGCACTATGCCAAAACGGAAGGACGGCTTTTAGAACACTTGATGTCGCCCCAAAAATAATCAGAGCAAACAAAACACGGGACAAAAAGTGATATATTTTATTTGCCATAATTCATATAAAATCGTCTCCCGCATGGTACGCACTATAAGTAGGCGTGCAGGAGACTGTATCATCTTAAAAGACCCGCCATGATACGCATCGTTGAGAGGCTTAGCGGGTTCAGATATCCACCCTAATGCGCTTCTTCGAGAGGCCGGGTGGATTTGTTGATATAATTATACCACAATCCGTGCAAAAAGAAAAGCGGCAGACCCGAAAGCCTGCCGCTTCAATGCGTTTCGTGAGAAATCGCATCCAATTAAGATTATGATATCACACATCCAGCATTTTTTCAATGCTTTTCAGCCGATAGCTTACCGCCGTCCGGCTGTAATGCGTCTGTGCTGCAATGTCCGGCAGCGGAAGCCGCTCAACGTACCGCAAAAGAGCTATCTTCCGGTCAACCCTCCCAAGCGGTGCGCTTTTGATGGCGGCGGTTATCTGCTGTCGGTCAAGTCCTTGCAGCGCAGCGGGCAGCACTACGCGAGCCGCCGCCACAGGCAGCACCGAGCCAGAAAGGCTGCGGCAACTCTCCGGCGTTGCGCACCATATTGCCAAGCACGGTAAACCGGTGACATTTTGTCACCATTTTGTTGGCATTTCCGAGATGGTATGTTTTCGTGAGGTCACGAAAACGTCCGTGTGCGTATGTAGTGCTTGCCATGATATCCTCCTTACTGCTTTTGCAGCGCCGCTTTCATGCGGTCAAAGAAAAACTGAATCACCGTGCCGATGGTCTCATCGGTGATGGCCCACGAGATAAATCTCCCCCACTTGCTGGCGCTGAGGGCTGTGCGGAGCATCTGCGCCACCCACGCCTTGCGCTCTGCGCCGCGCTTGGTGCCCTGAATCTCGTGCTCTGCCTGCTCGATCAGGTCAAGCACGGTGCCCTTGACCGCCGCGCCATAGCCCAGCCGGATGCAGCCCAGGGCGTAAAACACAAAGCCGCCCAGCATGAGCACAAGGGCCACAGGGGTGGGAAGTGCGGTCAAAAGGTTACGAATCGCTTCCATGATTGGTGACTCCTTTCAAAAGATAGTTGTCGATGTCGGTGCGGCTCTTCTGCATCCCTTCGCGGTTGTTGCCGGACAGCTGCGCGTCCAAAAGGTTGCGCACCCCGTTGAGGGTAAGACGGCTCACCTCGTCGATTTCTTCAAAGCGGCGCAGGTCGCGAGCGAGGGCTTGCGTGTGCTGAAGCTGGCCCTGCTCTAAGGTGCCGATGCGCTTGTCCAGCTCATCCAGCCGCTTGTTTTGCACGTTGTCCGGCTCCTGCGCCTTCTTGATGTACTTGTGAATGATTTCCAGCACCTTGTCGATGGTGATGGCAGCGGCGCACAGGCTGCCCAGGATGCCCAGCACCCACAGCAAAGCTTCTTTTTCGGTCATTTGCCCTCCCGAAGACGGGTCAGACCCTTCTTGCGGATGATACGGGGGTAGTTGAGTGTGGTCACGTTGAGGTCAACGTTGCCGGAGATGCCAGGCACGCGGCCCTCGCTGGTGTGCTGGTGGGCAGTGTACTTGAAATCCACCTTTGGGGTCTTGCCGGTGTAGTCCGCCAGCCATACGTCCCACCGCCCTGCAAGCCTTGCCATGTCCAGATGGACGTTGGCGTAGCTCGTGTAGGTGTAGAGCTGGGCGTAGAACCCCATCTTCTCAATCTGTTCCAGATGATAGGCCGCCAGATTTGACAGGTCTCCATAGGGCATCCCGGCAAGACTCGGCGATTCCAGATCCACTGCCACCGGCATGGTCATCTCTTTCCCGACCAGGGCCTTCCGCAGCACGGCAAGCTCCCGGTCTGCCAGCTTCTCGCAGGAGGCGTTGGTGTAGTAGTACACGCCCACGTCCAGCCCTGCCGCTTTTGCGTTGGCATAATTGTCCTCGAAGGTGGGGTCGATGTAGGGCACACCGTTGCGGTTCCCTACGGCCCGCAGCATCACGCCTTTGTAGCCTGCCGCTTTTACCTGCGCCCAGCCCTCCATTTTGATTTTTCCTTGCCAACGGCTCACGTCAATGTACCGGTAAGGCGGCTCTCCTGCCCACCCGGTCACGGTGTCCACTGTGGGCACATCCGGTGCAGGAGCAGGCTTTTCCTTGTCGGCGCTGTCACCGGCAGCGTGGGAAAGCGCAGAAAAGATATCCCGCAGGAAGTCAAGCATCACTTTCCACCTCATAAAATCCCTCCTCCGTCAGCTTTGCCAGCACGGCATCACGCCAGCGGGCAGGCACGTTGTCGATGGTAAAAGCGCCGTCAAAGCGGTGCAGTTTGATTTGGGTCACATAGAACAAAACCATAACATCCTCCTTTACTGTGCGGCCAGCAGGTCGAGCATAGCCGCTTCCAGAGCAGCAAGACGCTCTTCTGCGGTGGGCAGCTGTGCTTTTTCCTCTGCTTCCTTGCGGGCCTTTTCCTGTGCGGCCAGCTCTTCGGCGGTGTACAGGTGGTACACCTGCACCTGCTCTTCTTCGTCCCAAGCGTCTTTTGCTTCCACGCCGGGCACATCGATAATTTTCTTCACGTCCTTGCCGCCGTTCGGATACTCGGCAAGGGTCTCGTAGTGGCTGACCTCTTCCACACCCGCCACAGCATCGTGATGGACGGTCTGGGTCTCCTGCTTGAGGTAGCCTTTTGTCAAGTCAGGGTTGGCGATTTCTACGCCGTTGCTATCAATGATTTTCATAAAATCTCCTTTCAGGCGACACGCCGCCAGATGTACATACAGTATGCCGGAGGTTGGACGGTGGTGGAATTGCCGTAGATTTGGCTCGACTTGGAAGCTTTGAACTCAATCAATAGAGGGGAATTTGGCGCTTTATCGTTTTGCGTGTATAGTGCCGCAATTCCTCTTGCTCCATAGTCAAAGCATCCATCTGCATATACGGCTTTCGACCAAGCGGTCTCTCTATCGTTTCCTAACGCAAATGTTCCCGTTATATTCGGCAGTCCTGCCCCAACCGTTGTACCAGCTGGATGCATGTCGCTTGCACCCCAGATGGTGCAATCTTCAATGCGTTCCCATGTGCCGCCGTACAGCTCGGCAGGGCTGGTTGCGTTTTCGCTGATGTACAGACTGCCCACGGGGTGGTCTCGCTCGACTACCGCCGCAAGGACTTGCTGATAGATAGCATAGGCATCAGGGCCAATGCCATTTTTGAGTTCTCCTAGTGCCATAATGTCTCCTTTCAGGCGGTACGAAGCCAAGTGTAAGTAAAGTATGCCGGGGGTTGGACGGTAGTGGAAGCGCCGTAGATGGGGTTGGAACGGGAGGCATCAATAGATACAATGTCGGATTGTCGCGAAGGTACCCCCGGAGCAATACTTGATAATGCATCTCCGGCACGCATATTTTCTCCAAACGCTCCCGTTGGATATGCCAGACATCCGTAGATATTGTCATCGCTATTATGGGGGCGACTATCGATAGTCCCCGTTATATTTGGCAGTCCAGCCTCTACCGTTGTACCAGCCGGATGCGTATCGCTTGCGCCCATTAACACCCTATCTTGCGCAATCTTTTCCCACGTGCCACCGCCAAATGTCACAGCCGGGTTTTCCGGGCTGATGGTCTGATAAATACTGCCTACGGGATGTGCCGCAAGCAGGAAGTTGGAATAGATAGAGCCGTCACCATAGAACTGGCCGCCATACTTGATGGGATACCACCGGGCGGAAATTTCCGCAGTCGGGATGTTGTGTGCACGGATACGGATAGCTCCGGTTCGAGTTTCGGGGTTTACAAGCATAGCTTTACCGGCTACGTCTGCGCTTGCAGGGTCGATGCTGACAGATACCACAGTCGTGGACGTAACATCTGCTGTGATATCAATGTAATGCGGGTACTCTGCAACTTCTGTGTCCGTCTGCCACCCCGTGATCGGAATAGAAAGATCATGTGGAACGACGGAGTCTGCTTTGCCTGCCAGAGCATCACCGGTAGCCTTTGCGTCGGCAGGGGCGTTTTCGATACTCAGGGTCTTATCGGTACTTGCCTTAGCCCCGGCCTCTTCCGAGTATTTCTTTGCATTGGCTTCACTGGTTGCAGCGGCAGATGCACTGGATGCAGAAGCATCAGCGGATGCAGCGGATTCGCCAGCTTTTGTGGTTGCAATTCCGGCCTGTTCAGTGGCAGTAGCAGCAGAAGTAGAAGCTCCGTCCGCTTCCCGTTTTGCATTGGCTGCGCTTGTCTCCGCGCTCTTTCGAGCTGCTTCGACCGCTTTAATCCAGTCCTCTTCTGTGCCAACATATCCATGCTTTACAGCAATGGCATAAGCGCTATAAGGGCCGATTTCAATTGTTTTGCTCATTCAAACGTCACCTCCAAAATCCCAGAGCCGTTGTCTTGCATATTTACTTCTGTCAAGCTATCGCTTTTAACCATATAAAGAATGCCGTTTTTCTGTTCAAAGTTCATCCAACCACCTTTATTAGCGCTTTGTTCTGCAAGGCGAGCGCTTTCAGCGGAGCTTTCGGCTTGCTTCTGCGACTCTTGTGCGGACGTTTTAGCATTTACTTCGGACAGTTTTGCATTCAGCTCTGCTTTTTCAGCGGCAATCCTCGCAATGTCTGCGCCTGCAACATCTGAAAGGGCGTTCAGCGTTTCAGCATTCATAGGAGTGCCTTCAACGATAGGCTCGTCGTTGCGAACCAGTGTGACAACTTCCGATGTGCCGTCAGACTTTTTCATTGTCCATCGGTTCGGATACTTTGCTTCTCGGTCAACAAAGTGCATAGTAAGGTTCACCTCCACAGACCGGCTCTGAGCAGTAGATTAGATGGTTATTGGCTATCGTTTCGATATCAAGTAGAATTTCTTCGACCTGATTGATAATCGTATAGTGCAGGTAATTGAGGGAAGCGGGGGTTTCGGGGGTATCATTCTTGCCGCTGCACAAAGATCGAATTGCTTTGATATTGGAAAGCCAACGAGAAGCATCCGAAACAGTCAGGTATCCATTTACATCCCAATCGGTTTTTACCGAAACAGATGCGTTCAAGATGGATGCAATCTCTTGGATTCCACCTTCAATGCGGTTGTAGTCCATATAGCTCAGAGCGCCCTTCATGCCAGCGGCCCATTCTGCCTGCTCTTTCTCTGTCCACGTTCCTGCTTTTGCTTTCAATGCAAGCGCCTTGACTTGCGCAACATCATCATCGGTTCTGTCTGTGATCCACCGGGTCAACGAACATCAGCTCCTTCCAAGAGATACCCTTCGACCGTCCCGTGAAAACAGCCGGAATACTGATAAGAAAAGCTCGTAGTCAACAGTACAGAGGAATAGCCAAACTGGTGATGAACAAGAACATAGTCCAAAGCGTCAAAATGTGGGCTTGCACGATATTCCAATGTGACCTTGCGGCGGTTAGAAAGCACCTTGTATGCTTCTGTCAAAATATTCCTGCTCTGGCTGAGGACGCTTTGAGACAACATTTCATTGCTAACAGTTTGTGTTGCTCCGCTCCCTGTTGGGTTTTCCGGGTAAGAATACGTTTTGCTTGTAGTGCTTGAACCATCGGAAGATTTTACGTCAATCGAGCAAGTCACATTTTTCAGCGGAGAAGAGAATGCAATCTCAGGCCAGTTGAAGTTGTTGACAATGTCGATTTCACCGGAAAGGTTTGCTTTTGCAGTGGAAATGTCAGGAATGCGTCCAATTACAATCACGCCTTCTCTGGTTTGATATATTGCCATACCAGCTGCGTTAGCAACCATCTGCAAAATGTCAGAGTCCTTATAATTGCTTTTGTCCTGACTTGTGATATCTGTGCTATAATTTTTCAGTTCATCGGAAATCTGAAACGTTGCCACGTTATCACTCAAAAGTTCCAACGCATCGTAGGCCATCTCATAAAGAGTGCCATACATTCTTCCTGTATAGTTAGAAACCATCAGATAGCCAAAAGCATCACGGGCCGTAAAGCTTGCTTCAATGCTATTAGAAGGAACACTCCACTCAGACAAGAAGAACTTGCCGCCTGTAATCCATTCTACCGTTCCGTCCAAGTCCATGCCGTACTCCACAGAGATAGGCTGGCGCTCATACAGGTATTTGTAAAGACCTTCCGGGTTGATCGGGTTCCACTTTTGCGTGCTGTTATCCACCGTAAAAGTGATGCTATCATTCGGGAGTTGGCCGCTGATCGGGTCTCTTGTGGAATCGTGCTTGTACGAAAAAATATCTTTCTTCTCAAACACAATGAACTGGCCCATCTTTATTTGCTCAACCCTTGCGCGACGATTTTCCAAGCACCACGACAAGATTTGAATGGAAATAGAATCGTAATTTGCAATTTCCCAGTCAATGTCAGTGGTGATAGAGGAATTATCCGACACTGTTTTTGTGGACACGACTGCGCTTCCAGAATAAGCGGTCAGCTTGAAACTTGTCGGCCATTCATTGAACGTTGACGACCATGTGATGGTAATGCCAGGAATGGTCACGGTATGAACTTTGCTGAACGAGAGCGTAATAATCGGGTGGTTTGAAGTTGAAACACAATTTTCGCTAACATAACCAGCCTCCTGAGATTTTACGCTTCTATCAAGCAAGGTATAATTACCGTCCAAAACAGTGAAATTTAATTCACCGGTAGAATATTTTGTATAAGTGTGAGATTCACTGTCAACGATAGAAGATACATTGCTAAAGAACGTTTCGCCGTTTGTGCTAGGAATCGCGTCTTCTTGCAAACCGGGTTCTGTAACGCCATAGGTGATGCGTACAAACATCTCCGGCACAAGCGTTTCGGAAAACTTGTCAAGCCACTTCTGAGAAGGTTGTACCATAGGCTATACCTCCACAAGCGCAATCGAGCAATCCGTCCAACCCATCACATTACCAGTTTTAGGCCCACGCCGCCACATACCAGATGTTCGGTCTGAAACGTACATCTGCCGCATGTCATATCCGGCCTTTGCCTGGTTATAAAAGCGAACAGAACAGTAAAATCGTGTCGTGAACAGGCTGAGAATAGCGGCCCACTGTTGTGCGGTAAGGTAGTTCCACTTCAGGGACACCTTTGCTACATCATGCCGCACAACAGAGCCAACTACTTTGCCTTGAACGTTTCGTCCAGAATCCACGATGGTGCTAGTGGTCGCTTCGTAAGAAGAAGGTTCCGGCAAGTCTACGCCATTTACCGTTACCAGTGCTGGGATTGCCATAAACCGCCACCTCCTTAGTAGCTATAAACTTCACTGCCCATCAAAGACTGCCCACGGGCGTTCTGCCGCTTCTCAACGGATGCTGTGATCTGCTTTCCGTCAAGGTAAATTTTGAGTTCCTTGCCACCGGTTAGTTCATCACCATACCGCTGGAAGATATCGAGGAATGCGTTGTAAGTGCCATTGTAAACAGATTCACGTATTTCCTCTTCGTTGATGTTGACATTTACGCTGGTGGTGCCGCCATAAGAACCGGAGGACGTACCATTGTTCTTATCCCATTCTTTCGTTCCTGGGTAAGAACCATTTTTGTACTTTTCCAGCAGTTCTTTGTACTGCTGTTCGTAGTTAGTTGGGTCTTTGGAATCGTCAAAGCCACTATTGGCCGCTTCTTGACGTTTACGTTGGCTTTCCGCACGACTACTCGCAACATTGTCAGCCCAATCATAAAGAGGGTTGCTGATATGCCCCCATTTATCAAAGGGATTAAAGAAATTGCGTGCGTCAATTAAAGCATTTATTCCAGCAACAATGCCTTGAATTGCCGTTCCGAGAACGCGGAGAATCCCCTCAAAAACAATCGAGAAGAAATCGCCGATTCCATACCAAAGATTAGACAGGAACGAAGCGATGCTCTTGTTCTTATTGGCAAAATTGACAAGAGCGCCAACCAACATGCCAATCAGGGAAATAACCAGCATAACAGGGTTTGCATCCATTGCAATGTTCAAACTTGTCTGAGCGGACGTTGCGGCCATAGCAGAAGGAACGAACTGACTGATAAAGCTAGAAGCCATACCAGCAATGTTGTTCCAAACACTGCTCAACCCCTGCGTCAGCCACTGCAAGCTGTTATCAGCAATGGACTTGATTTGCTTTCGCTGCTCATCATCCATTGCATGATAGAAATAGGAAGCGGCCCATGTGCCGAGCTTTTCAAGGTCTCCGTTAGAAATCGCATCCCACAGAGTGCCAATGCTGCCGAAGAAATCGTTTTGCAAGCTGGAATCAATCTGCTGCCATGTAGTATCAAGGCCGTTCAAGAACCCGGCAACGTAGTTGGTAGCCTGAGTAGAACCGGTGTTAATCAGCTCATTGCCTTTCCCCTGCACAGCATCTACAACGCCCTGCATAGCAGTGGAGACGTAGGGGATAGCCGAAGTGATGCCGTTTGCAAGGCCTTGGTCGATGTAGATACCAAATTGTTCAAATAGCTTGGAAGGGGAGTGGATATCAGTCTCAGTGGTGAACTTATCGATGACGGCTTTGGCAAGATTTGCAGCCGCTCCAGTTGCATTGCTGATTCCGCTCTGAATTCCTTTTACAAGGCCTTGCCAAACGTTTTTTCCGGCTTCATACATTTTTGCGGGTAGGGAAGCGATTGCATCTGCAACTGCATTCACCATGTTGGCAGCAGCTTTTCCTGCTTCAGCCGCCCAGTTTTCTACTCCATCCAAGAACTTTGCAAAAGATTCTCCGGCTGATTTGATATGGTCGTCCAAATGGACAAACCAATCAATCACGCTTCCGATATCAGAAATCAAATCTGCTAAGCCAAGAAGGGCATTGGCAATGAAGCCTTGATTCATTGAAACGTCAAGGCGTTCAGCCTCAGTCGGCCCTTTGCTAACCCAACGAACAAAAGTTTCGATATCCGCAATCAGGTCAGCCAAACCAAGAAGCGCATTCGGGAACAGGGTTTTATTCATCGTGACATCTAAACGCTCAGATTCACTGATTCCGTCTTTAATCCAACGAATAAAATCAGAAATGCTATCCACGATTTGAGCAAACCCGTCAACAAAGAAGGATGCCATGTTTCCAGCGTCAATTCCCAGCTGTTGAAAAGCGCTATGCCAATCGGATTTTAAGCCAAAAGACTCTTTTTCGCTTTCGCTACCTAATCCGCGAATCGCAACAGAAACGGCTTCAAATCCGATAACGGCGAGACCAGCTACAGGATGACCGCTGATAATCAATCCAATTCCAATTAAGGTTAGAGCCAAATCTCCTAAATCCAAGTCCAACTTCTTTACGACTTGTCGGATTGTTTCAAATGCGTTAGAAGCGCTTTCTTTCCATTCATCAGGCAGAAGGTCGAGAATTTGCTGTGCGAGTATTTTAATGGATTCTTTTAAATGCTCAATGGATTGTCCAAGTTTTCCTTCAGTAAGAGAAATATTCCATCCCTGAGAGAATCCAAGTGCAGCAAGCTCAATAAGGTCTTTTATTCTTTGCAGACCGATTCTGAATTTCTCGCTGTTCTGATACAAGTCCACAAAACGCCATACAATTAGTGCCACAGTACCAGCAATTACAGCAAGTTCAGGGTTGACAAGCCCTAACTTCTTTCGTAATTCTCCAACAACCTGCCCCAATTTGTAAGCTAACCCGTGGACATTGTTTAACTGGCTAAAAAGAAAATCAGCAATTTTCCAAGCGGCAAATCCGGCTGCAACACCTGCAATAATTGGAAGAAGTTTTTTTACTTTTTCCTTGATCTCATCAATAGATGTGCCAACATAGTTCTTGAACATATCGTAGCCGGACAGGTCTACATCGCCCAAGAGGTTGCCAGCAGATGCACCACTGCCAGAGCCAGAACTTCCCTGTGTGGGGTCAATGATGTTCAGCTCATCAAAACCCATCGTGTAGTCTTTGAGGGCTTTGGCAGCTTTCTTTGTCGAATCGGCTGTATCATCCATTGCGTCACCGATACCGCCAACGCTGTCAGCGCTCTTTGTGAAATCAGTGAACACGACCTTCACGCCCATCAGCTTTGCCACCCATTCAACAAACTCTCGAATGAGCTGCACAGCGGCAATCAGCGGGGGGAGAATGGATTTCAGGGCAGGGTAGAGCAGAGAGCCAACAGACTTCGCCAACATATCCAGCTGCGCTTTCAGAATTTTGATCTGGTTCGCAGGGCTTTGGATGGTCTGTGCAAGGTTGCCCTGTACGTTGGCAGTCTGCTTCATAATGGCAATGTAACGCAGAACCGCCTTATCTGCCTGAGACAGACTAGAAACCTGCTTGTTAAAACCCAAAGCAAGAAGCTCCTGCTGTAAGCGTGCCTGAGTCAGGTCAATGCCCAAACGGCGAATAGGCTCAATCTCGCCAGAGATTGCGGAGGACATTGCGGTAAAGGTCTCTGCAACGTCCTTGTTCCAATAGGAACCTTCGTCATAAGCAAGCTGAGTCAGGTTCTTGGACAGAACGTATGCTTTGTCGCTGGCCAGACCAAACGAAGTACCCAAGCTCTGAATGGTAGCCATGTAGGTCATCGCTTTGGTCGGGTCAACGCCAAGCAAGCCCTGCATCTTGCTAATGAGCGTATCGGCTTCACCGCTCAGATTGCCCATAGCATTATGAAACAGGTCTGTCGCTTCATAGAAGTCGTTAAACTTCGCAACAGCGTTGCCAAGATACTCAGCAACGGCTTTCAGCGAAACCAGCTTTGCCATGTTTCGCATAAAGCCGTTCATCTGATTGGACAGGCTAAGATAGCTCTTGCGCTGCTTTTCGTTGGCTGCGGTCACACGGTTCGCCTGTGTCACAACTTTGCTCAACTGCGGAGGGAGCTTTGCAAAGGCGTTGCCCACCTTGTCAAGCTGAGATGCAAGAGGAGTGAGGGCGGCGGAAATCTTCTGACAAGAGCTTGCAAAAGAATCAAGGTCTGTCGCTTTCAGCTTGTCGGTTAGGTCAGGAACCTTTCCGATTGCATTGAAAGCACTGCCAAGAGCTTTAAGGCTCGATGCGTCCAAAATGGACAGTGGAGCCAAAGCGTTAGTAAGCTGAGTAATGCTTCCAGACATGGAGTAAAAGTCCACGCCGTTCAAGCCAGACACAGCCGCAGGAATCTTCTTGATTGCATTCACGACCGTGTTGATGCTCTTTGCGCTTGCAGTCGTGTTGACGTTGGAAAGCCCATTTAGAAAGCTGGTGATTTTGTCCAGACCAGACATTCCAGCGGATGCCTGTTTCAGCGCTGCAATGGAACCGGCCAGCCTGTCAAGGCTGTTCACAACCTTTGCCACGTTGCCTTTTGTCCGCAAATTAGAAATGGCGGTAGCGAGCTTGTCGATATTAAGCTCTGCGCCCTGCGATTCCGCAGAAATCTCTACGGATAAGCTCGTAATATCAACATCAGCCATCACTACCACCATCACTTTCCATCATAGAGAACATCATTCTCTTGATTCGCTCCTGCGCCTCAACTGCGCGTTGGTATTCATACTCGTCTTTCTCCTTTTGAGTCAGGGGAATCGGTCTATCCATGTACTTGATGGGCTTAGACCCTTTCTTTCGGAACATATTGCCAACCGTAGAGGAAAGCGCGGATGCCATGTAAAAGCCATTTCTCCACGCTTCAGCGTTGGCTCTGCGTTCCCGCAGCTCCTCTGCGTCACGGTAAACCTTCGCCAGCCAGACATCACCGTGCCAGAACTGCTCGTAGGTCATACCAATGGAGATGTAATAGGCTTCTACATCGTGGAACAGCTTGGAGAAGGAGAACGGTTCCCCCTCTCCGTCTGCTTCCTGAGATTGTGCGGTTACACAATCTCCCACGTTGCGTTTTTTGCGGTCTTGTCCTCAGTGTCAGTTGCCAGCAGGGACTTGGAAGCGTCCATGAACATCTCAAGCAAAGCGTTCATCAGCTCTTCCTTCTCTTCGATGTGCTGGAACATCTCGTCAGTGACCTTGCGCCTGATGCCCTTGTTCCGAGCAATGAAAGCGCCGTAGAACAGGGCACGAGAGTTGGACAGCAGATTGGTCATCTGGGTATACTGGCCAATCTGAAAACCTGCACGCTCAGCAGCTTCCACGCTGTCACGAGTGAAGGTCAGCTCGTAAGTGTTCTTGCCATCGGGGGAATGAAAGTTGATAACCTTAGCAGCCATAATAAATGCTCTCCTTTATAAATAGGGGCAGAACCAAATCCGTTGTTCAGTTCTGCCCGGTTTGATTGATTCGATTTTTGCGGTTTAGCCGCCAGTGACAGTCAGGGTCTCGCTAAACTCAGGCTTCTTGGTGAAGATGCAGTTGATGGTCATTTCCACAACCTCGTCCACGCCAAAGCCGGACAAGCCAACCTGATGCATACCCTGCCAAGTGAAGCCGGAGCCGTCCTGCATCTTCAGGGCGTAGTACTTTACGGCGTTGCTCTCGGAAGTCTCATCATAGCCAGCGGTCTTGACCTTCGTATAGTCGGCCTTGTTGTAGTTGGCAGTAAAGGACTTGGTGTCGCTCTGGATGATGCCGAAGATGTTGACCTGCATGGGGTCAGACAAGGTGGTGGCATCCAGAAGGTTAGGCTCGGAGATCAGGTCGGGCACATCCTTGATGTCGCACAGCTTCGTCAGAGCGGTTGCGCTGTCGCCACAATACAGGGTGGTATTCAGACCGGAGATAGCAGTACTCATAGAATGTTTACCTCCTTAGTTTCGGTAAATCATTCCGTCCTCTCCGATTGTTGCCCCGTAGCTGCAATCAATCCGATAGACGGAATTGTTGTACAGCCCATTCAACGGGGCAAACGATTTGCGATAAAATTTAAGCGGTTCAAGAACAGAATCCACGATTCCAACGATGGAACGTGCTTCTGCAATGCGTCCGGCGTTCTTATTGGAGTAGACACGCACACGCAAGGAAACAGCGGCGTACTTGCTGTGACCAGCAGAATCAATATGCACAGGAAGATTGCTGTTTTCCTCTATCTGCACGCACGGAAACTTCTTGACGTTGCTGTCATTGATTTCGCCAGTAACGAAAATGCCGGGCACTTGCTTTCGCAATTCCTTAGCAACAGCCGTGAAGATAGAATTGAAATAATCAATCAACTACTCCAAACCTCCCTCCACGTCGCTTCGACCTGAGAAGCCATTTCTTCAACAGCCCCCCACATAGCCATAGCTGGCTCGTTGCCGTCGGTATAATTCAACTGCCCCTTGCCGGGAACGGTATCCACATAGGTTCCGGCGTTGCCGGGGTCACCGTAGTAGTACCATCTGCGGTTTGCGCCTTGTCCTTTTCCGTAGGAGCCATGCGCCCCAACGCCGGGCGGTAGTTCACCGCCATATCCGTTGTGGTGCGCTCCAGTGCCAAACTCGATGAACGCAACTGACTTACCATGCGCTACGATTGCAAAGCCATTTGGCGTTTGTACCGGGTCATGCTCAACTGTTACGTCATTGTCACCAGCATACTGTGCGTTAGCAAACCGCACAGTCGCAACGTCAATGCCTTTTTGCGCTAGCGCCTTTGCAAACTCCTGCGCCTTTTGGTTCAGGGTGGTCTTGTACTCCTGTATCTGACGTTCCGCATCACGAAGTCCGGCA